TTCGTGGTATTAACTTAAAACATGCCAGGCCAGATGTTATCTTTTGCGATGACGTACAGACCAAAAAGAACAGTGAAAGTCTCACAGATTCTGCCACACTTCTTTCCACACTTGTTGGAACTATTTTTAAGGCAATTTCCCCAAGAAGCAATAGGCTCATAATTTACGTTGGAAACATGTATTCTGACAATTGTGTCCTTGGCAAACTTAAAAAGAATCCTTATTGGATTTCCCTTATTACTGGTGCAATTCTGGAAGATGGACAGCCTCTTTGGCCAGAACTCTTCTCCTTGGAAGATCTCATGGAAGGTTATTACCATGATGAATCTCTTGGAATGAGTCATGTCTGGTTTGCAGAGGTAATGAATGACCCAACAAGCACAGCCCAGAATATATTTCCACACGGACTCCCAGATTCTCCCTTTGAGGAATTCCAGCTTTCAAATCCTGATGGTGCATTTATTACAATTGACCCAGCCGGATTCAGAAAAACAAGTGATGATAACGTAATAGTTGTTCATCTTAAACTTGCGGAGAAATCTGCAGTTGTAGAAACAGCTAAGGGAATCATGGACCCAGAGCAACTTATCCTTAAAGCTCTGGCTCTGGCTGTAAAATGGAGATGTTCATTAATCGGGGTTGAGGATACAGGTTATCAAATGACTTTGGGATTCTGGCTCATGAAATACATAGCCCAATTCCAAATGCATGGCCTGGCAGTGGTTCCATTAAAACCACATGGAAGAAGTAAGGAATCAAGAATACGTCTCTTTATAGCAGAACTATACAATGAGAGTTATTATCTTCATGACCCACAGACTCGCAGGGATTTCACCTGGCAAGCTTCCACATATAAATTAGGAAAATCTGATAATAAAGATGACCTTTTGGATGCTTGTGCATATGGTTTGGATATCCGAAACGAATACTGGCACATGATAACTCTTCTTGATTTTGGGATGACTATAGATGGGGAATGCAAGGTTCTATCGAATAATACACCTTTCTGAGGAAAAACCATGCCACAAGTTTCAAAGCAGGTTCAGCAGGCAATCATTGAATATTCCAAGTATGTCCTTCGTGAGCATCGTGAAAACGAAGAGTATTGGAACAAAATGGAAGCCATTGATACCGCCTATTCTTTATACAAGACAAACATCGATCCAGTAACTGGAACTGTTCATGGAGAAGGAATTGATGCTGCTACTACTCCTGCTGGGGTTTTTAATAGCCCTTCTACCACTCCCCCTGTTATTGTTGCTCAAGTCGATAGTATGGTCGGATATCTTGCAGAAGTATTCCTGTCCGGCTCCCCGTTATTCCCTATCGTGTCTAGCCCAGCTAATAGAGACGATGCGGCAACATTGGAAGCTCTTTTTGACGATCATGCTAAGTTGGGTGGTTATCCTAGGCAGTTACTTATATTTATTCGTGACTGTGTTAAATATAACCTAGGAGCTGTGGAAACTGATTGGACCTCCATTCCACAGTATTCCGTCATGAATGAACTTGTGGCATCAGGAGACAAGAACAAAGTAGAGAAGAATTCCATGCATTACACAGAGCTCACTCGCATGGATCTCTATAATACTATCTGGGATAGAAACACAGCGCCTGGGGATATTTCCGCAAAAGGAGATTATGCCGGGCATATCTCTATTCTCTCCCGGCAGAAATTGAAAAGACTTCTCAATAAACTTTCCTCTGAGTCAGAAGTGATGAACACAAAGGAAGCTCTTGATAGTTATATTACTGGAGAAGCCCCCAATTACAGGCAGCATCCACAGGTTTCAGATTACATCGGGAGTAGAAAACCTCTTTCTACCAACTGGGAGGCCTTTCTTACTGGCCAGGATGAAAGTGGAAATAAGAAGAATATCGTAGGAAATTACGAGCTTATTAAACTGTATGCCAGACTCTGTCCTTCAGATATTGGAATCCCAGGACCTGCCAGAAACACACCGCAGATTTACCAGTTTCAAATTATCAATGGGGATATCCTTATCAGTGTGAAAAGGATCATTTCTGCTTTTGACTATCTTCCAATCCTTTTCTGTCAGCCTTTTGAGGATGGCCTTGATTATCAAACCAAGTCTATTGCAGAAGGCTCAATTCCTATTCAGCAGGCAGCCTCTACTCTTTTCAATATCAGTTTCAATGCTGCAAGAAGGGCCGTCTCAGACAGGGCTTTATATGATCCAAATGTAATAAATATCAAGGATATTAATGCCCCTGTCCCTGCTCCTAAGATTCCTGTTAGGATGAACGGACTTAATGGAAAGACCATTTCCGATGCTTATCATCAAATCCCATTTGATCCAAGGGGAACAGAGGGAGCAATGCAATCTGGGATGCAAATTGTTTCTTTTGGGAAGGAACTTTCTGGACTTAACAACCCAATGCAGGGTCAATTCCAGAAGGGAAATAAATCAGTTGTAGAATGGCGGGATACAATGGGCGGGGCAGATTCCAGACTTAGGCTTCCCGCACTCGCCATGGAATTTCAATTCTTTGTTTTCCTCAAAGAAATCCTCAAATTCAACATCTTCCAGTATGGGGAAGATTCTGTCGTTATTTCCCAGCGTACAGGTGAGGAAATGCAGGTTAAGATTCAGCAACTTAGGCAAAAAGTTTTAGCCTTCCAGGTTGCTGATGGATATACTCCAAAGAGTAAGCTTGCAAGTACTGAGGGAATTATCCAAGTGATGACCATGATCAGTCAGAGTCCTATCCTGCAGCAAACTTATGGGCAAATGCTTCCAAACATTGTTGCACATCTGGCGCAACTTATGGGAGTTAAGGGACTTTCTGAATATGCACCACAGGCAGCGCCCACGGCAACACAGCCTTCTCCTGTACAGGGAGATAAAACACAACAGGCAAGTCCTGATTTTGCAAATAATATCCAGGAGATGGATTTAAGGCAGCAGGAAATTGCAGCTCGTGAGCAGGGTCTTCAATTAAGGCAACAGGAATTAGGGGCACGTTAATGAGTCTTGTTAATCAAATCTTACCGGATCATACATTAACTCCGGTGCAAATTGATCACTTAACCGCAGTGTTCAATGATCCAACAGTTCGGGATTATCTAAAAGGTCTTGCAAGAGAATGTAGTAGGGACCTTTTGGAGCTTCCCATTCTGGCAGAAACCCCAGAGTCGGTGCATAAAAAACACTTATTTGTCTCTGGTCAACTCCTTGTTTTATCAACGTTACTCTCAATCTCGAAGGAATAAAAATGGGTATTTTCGATTCTATCATGGGTAATAATAAACCGGCTCCCGCACCAACTCCTGCACCAGCTCCGGTTCCAGCACAAGCGGCTGAAAAGCCTGTTGAGCCGGTTAATCCCCTTGACGTATATAAGAATATGTTTGATACTAGCAAAAATCAAGCAGAAGATGTTGCTCCATCTTTCAAGTTGGACGATAAGGTTCTTTCTGAAGTTTCAGGAAAACTTCAATTTGCTAGTGGTGTGAATCCTGAATTAATGCAGCGTGCTCAAGGTGGAGATGTTAATGCTTTGATTGAAATGATGAATGCAGTGGCACAAAATGCCTACAAAGCTGCAATTGGTCATGGAGCGGCTTTAACTGATACCCACTTGAATTCGCGTGCCGATTATGAAAAGAAAACCCTAGGAAACAAAGTAAAGGAACAGCTCATTTCGAGCCAATTGGCAGATGTACCTAATGCTAGCCATCCTGTTGTGAAAGCAGAACTGGCTAGGATCGCAAGTATGCTGGCTAAACAAAATCCCGACGCATCCGCAGAACAAATCAAAACAGAAGCTGTTCGCTATCTTAACGAGGTACAGGCAGCTATGAATCCCACACCCCAATCTCAACAAACGCAGAAAACTGCTGGTGAAGTTGATGATTGGGAAGCATTCTTAACTAGTTAATAAAGGACATTACAATGGCTTTGATGGAAGGTATTTTTAACACAGTTCCCCGAACTGGGCATCCTACGGAACTGAACAAAAGGTCGCTCTGTGCAACTCTTATGCGGCTTATGCCTAATGGGGCTTCTCCCATTACTGGTCTTTCTGCAATGATGGGAACCACTACTGCTGTGGCTTCTACTCATGGCTATTTCAGCAAGACTGTGGAATTCGTTTCTACTACTGTTGCGTCTGGCTATTTAGCTGCGGCTGCAACTATTACTCTGACTTCTGCCGCTGGTATTGGTGTGGATGATATTATCCATAATGTAACCACCCGTGAGAATATGCGAGTTACTGCTGTTGCTGGTAATGTTGTTACTGTCAAAAAAGGTTTTGGTCGAGTTGCTGATACGACTGGAACTAACGGCGATAAGATTATCAAGGTCGGTTCTGCCAAGCCTGAAAATAGTGCGCGTCCTACGGCCCGCCAATTCCCGGTTACTTATGTTTCCAACTTTACGCAGATTTTCCGTAATGCTTGGGCTGTGACTGGAACCGCTAAAGCTTCTCTGCATGAAATTGGTTATTCCAATATTGCTGAAGGTAAAGCTGATGCGGCTTTGATGCACCAAGCTGAGCAGGAAACTGCCTGTATTTGGGGCCAGGCCAAGATGGATACTTCTGGTGCCCAGCCAATTCATGCAACGCAAGGTATTATTGATGCTGTTCGTCAATATACTTCCAATGCAAACTATGTGACTGCTGGCGGAACTACTACTTTAACTCAATTTGTTACTTACGTAGCCAAAGCGTTCAAGTATTCTACCGATCTGAGCAATCCTCGTATGCGTTATGCTTTCGGTGATTCTAAAGCGATTGAAGTTGTTAATCAGATTGCTATCAAGAATGGTCAGGTTCAATTAATGCCGGAAACTACCAATTTCGGTATGGACTATCAATCCTTCACCTGCTATAAAGGAAAGCTGCGTCTTCTGGAACATGCTCTTCTGAATGGTTACGATGAAACTGCTGGCCGCCTGATTATTCTGGATATTCCTTCTATCAAGTTGGCCTACATGAATGGTCGTAATGCTAAGGTGGAAGAATACGGAGCTTCTGGAAATATCGTAGAAAACGGTACTGACGGTCAGGGCGGAAGCTATACTTCTGAGATGGCTCTGGAACTTCGCAATCCTTGGGGTTGTGTTGTCATTGAGGGTCTTACTGCTGGTGCTACTGGCTAATTCTTTTCTTTCTAATCCCACTATTCAACAGGCCCGCTCCCGGTCTTTCCTGAATGGTGGGGTTTTTTCTTAGGAGAAATACATGGGAAGTTTTATTCACGCATATACAGATGGCGGAGGGATTCGGGAATGTAAAGTTCCTGATGATTTTTCTGGTATGGGAAGTGTTCCATTCGTATTGAAATTTCCAGGGTTTAAGAAGTGTTTACTAGCCTCTTTAGTAGCCAGTTCTACTGCTTCTAGAACCTCCAATATTGTAACTATCACAGCCACAGCTCATGGAATTACTACCGGTTCCACTTATGTTGGTTTTCGTTTCTTTTATCCCGGCTCACCTAGTCTTGCAGCTGGTTGGTATGATTCCATAGTATCGGTTCCAGATGCAAACACTATTACATTCAATGCCCCTGGTGCTGATTTTAGTAGTGAGAGTGTTAATGGTGGAGCTGCTTATACTACTGCCACTCAAGTTTCCGGGGCTGGTATTATTCCTGCAGGTTATTTACTTGATGTGACTAAATCTGTAAGTATGGCTATTCCTATGGGTGGAGGTGGGACAGCCGCTACCAAAACATTAAAAATGACATTTAATGGGGTGGCTTTATTGAGTTCTACTGCAACCACTGCTTGTTTTGGTTGTAGGAGATCCGAGATTTATAGTGTATCGAATACTCAAATAGGAGCCTTCTTTTCCGTGCAGAATGGATCTTCTTCCTCTGCTCCATCTGTCGCTGTAGATAAAACGACGGATATTTCCGTTGGAGTGCAGCTTACTATATCTGCTGCAGCTGATTTTATTGTTTTGTATGAGGGTCCATCACTCTACCTTAAATAGGAGCATTAAGAATGGCTATTACACGTTACGCAACAAAAGATGAAGCTGAAGCAGCAGGGGGTCAAGTTTGCTGGGTCTTCGATGATAATGGGAATAACTGGGAAGTTCGCACAGATTCTGATACGTATAAAGATCTTCGCCCAACAGTTACCAAATGGCAGTTTATTCAGGCCTGTGTTGATGCTGGAATTACAGAAGCCCAGCTTGAAACTGCAGTTGCTCTTATGACCCCTAAACGTAAGAGATTCTGGGCCTATACTGGTAAATTGGATAGAGATAATCCTTTCTCCAGTGGACTCCGTACTAACTTAACTCCAAACCCAACGCCAAAAGAATGGAATGCTATCTTTCTTGCGGCTTCCGAACTTGACTTTTTGAAGGTGTAAATCATGTCTATTTTGCCTTTTGCTACACAGGCAGAAGCTGTTGCTGCTGTTCTTGCTGATGGTGGGGATGTCAGAACCAATATTGCATTTACTTTGAATCCTCTATTTCCTTGGGAAGCTTATGTTGGAGACGATAGGCAACCACCTCCTGAAGTTTATCTTTCGCAGCGTCAAGTAATGGAAAGACTGACTCCAGCTGAGAAATCTGCTATCCTTGGTGCTTGTTTGCTTGGTAATACCAATGCAGTTTATTCCGTAGTCATTGCTCCAACTGCTGATGAGTTCCAGTTTAATGTTGCATACGCAGGTGATGTATTTGCGCAATTCGTAGCAGATGGACTTTTGACTCCCCAAAGAGCTGCTGAAATCCTTTCCTAGGAGAAAATAATGAACTTTGCCGAGGCAGTTGATGCCGTACTTTCTGTAATTAAGCGCCCGGATAAAACTGCTGAGGCTGGAGTCATAGTTAATGCAGTCCTCAGCAGATCTATTCTAAAGACTGAGTTTTCAAAGGATCTGGTGGAAACCTCCATTCCACTAGATTCTAGTCTTTATACTCAGACAATCGATCTTTCAGCTTTGGTTTCCCCTTTAGTTAGATTCCGGAAGTGGAAATATGTTAAGATGTTCGGAGCTACTCGTTATCTTAATTATATAGATCCCCAGAATGTCTTTGTTCCTGGTGGTTGGCAGCAGCAGGATGGTTATTATATGATAGGATCTTCCATGACTATCATTCCATCTTCTAGTGCATCTTCATTGTTGGTAGGCTATTACCAATATGCACCAAATCTCACGGGTACTGAAGCCCACTGGTTCTTAGATATCTGTCCCTATGCAATTATCTATCAAGCAATTGGAGAGCTTTTAATTTCCATGGGGGATTCCTCAAATGGAAAGACCTACAAATCCATGGGTGATGAGATGTATATGGTGGCTGTAAATGATTTCAAAGATCAGATTACCTATTAAAGGGGAGTTTTGACCATGCAAGAAGAAAGAAGAAAATATGACAGCATGACAGACTCCCAGAAGATAGATCTCCTTCTGGAAAACCAGGACAAACTCTGTGGTGCTTTTCCTTTTGGAATCGAGCACCACATTAGAGAGCACACAGAAGCGGAAGAAGCTAAGCAGGAGAATGCAAAACTTCTAAAAGAATTAAAGCACTCGATCCTTAAAACCTGCATCCTGGTTGTTCTTACTTCTGTAGCTGGACTCTTAATGATGGGAATCAATGTGAAATTTGTTGATTTCCTAAGGAGGTTACATGCTATTCAATAGATTTAGCGAAAGGATTAAAGCTGCATCCTCTGGGGGATTTGCGGGAATTCCAGGAGGTTCTACTGGGGATATTCTAGTTAAATCTTCTGGCACAGATTATGATTATACTTGGACTTCAGCACCTGGCACCTTTACAATCTCTGAGGGCAATCACGTTTACTTCTCTTACGTTGTAGATGATATTCAAATAAATGTAGCAGAGATGACAGCAACAACTGGAGGAGCTGTTCCTGTTCCCCCAAATGACTCAACTTATTATCTTGATGGAACTGGAGCTTGGACTGTTCCTGCAACTGGTGGAACAGCTAGTCCCACAGAAACCAGGATAGGATTAAGTGGCTCCACTAACGGCGCAACTATGACAGTTAATACTACCAGTGCTATTTCTCCTATGATTGTTCACACAACTGGCCCAGGAGTTTATAACTGGGATGATATTTGGATCTGGGCTGCAAATACAGATACAGTCAGCAGAACCATTTCCCTCTATTTTGGCGCTCATAGTTCCATAGGTGATCAGGTAGTTGGTAGTTATGATCTTCCTCCTGGTGGTGCTCCGGTTCTTATTTGTCCTGGACTTTTTCTGCAAAACAGTGGCGTAGTGGAAGCATATGCCAGTATTGCAAATAAGATAAACCTGACCGGCTACGTTAATAGGTGTGTGGTATGACAGACTATGTTAAAGTGCCTTTCACTGGGAGGGCTGGTGGGAAACCTATTCAGATCACTGCTACATCTCTTGCAACTGCTCAGACTATTCACACAACAAATGCTGGAACAGGAACCTGGGATGAGATCTGGCTCTGGGTTACAAATCCACAAGATACTCCTGCATCTGTGACAATAGCTTTTGGTTATGATAATACCAATAGCACAATAGCTTGTAAGGATGTGGAAATTCCAGCTAATTCTGAACCTGTTTTGATTCTCGCCGGTGCAATGTTGCAGAATTCCAAGACCGTGAAAGCCTATGCAAGTGCTTCCGGATATATCAATGTTCTTGGTTATGTGAAGAGGGTATAATGGATCCAGTAATTCACCAAACAGAAAGAGCAAACAATAAACCCACAGTCATTGCAGCTGGAACTACTGGAGCAGTTACAATCAATAGAAGGGCCGGTAGAGTTAATATGGCCGCAGGAGCTTCTAGTCTTATGGTCACAAATAAATTAGCAACTGTAAACAGTGTGATTCTTGCAACTGTGGGCTCAAATGATTCCACCCTCAAATCTGTTCAGGCCGTCTCTGATGCAGGTTATTTTATCCTTTATGGAAATGCAGCAGCTACGGCAGAGACTAGGATAAGCTTTTTACTTTTGGCAGGAGCATAACAATGGCAGATTTAGCAGGACGTTATCCAATCGCAACAACTGACGGAATTGCTATTCCGAATGATACAATCCGCCCTAGGGGTCTTTATAGGATTGCTATCTCAACCTCAGCAACAGCAGAACTTACACTGGCAGGAAATTATAAGACCATTGTTCTTTTCTCTGATGTAGACTGTATTATCAAATTCGGTGGAACTGCTTCTGTCCCATCTTCTGGAACACTTCTGACAGACGGTCTGTTCCTCCCAAAAGAAACAATCATGACAGTTTCTCCTTTTCAGATGAAAGTCTCAGCAATAACTCTTTCAGGAACTGGAACTCTTTCTGTCACATTACTGGACGCTTGGGCCAGTCTTTCACTCCAGCAACAACATGAGAGGGGATAATAAATGCCACAGTTTCCCAAAATTATAGATGTCTCTCAGGGTTATTTTCCTTGCGATCCTAATTCCTTTCCAGAGAATCTACACTACACAGGGCAGGAAGATTCCCCTGTAAAAACCTCACCGGTACTCCTATATGATGGTTGGAATATTCTTCCTACTGCATATGGATACCGGTCTTATTTTGGACTCACGTCAAAGATTAATGTCACAGCTTTGACTACTCGCTGCGATGGACTCTTGGTTTTCCAAACTTCCACCTATTCCAATAAGATCTTTGCAATGTGCGAAGACGGTCTTTGGACTCTTTCTGGAGGAACATGGACGCACAGTTATACCCTTTCTACTCCCGCTCCTGGAAGTCATTTGGAATGGACCTGGTGTATTATTGAGAACATTCTCTATATATACCGACAGGCAAATACTGTAGTTTATAAAGTGATCGCCGATGGAACTCTTTCTTCTTTTACTCCTTCTTTCCTCACTATGGCTGGACAGATGGGAATCTTTCGGGCCAATGGGCGCCTTGGATTTTGGGATTCTGCTAATTCTGTCTCTTGGTCCTCCGTTCTTGATCACACAGATTTTACTCCTTCTCTGGAAACTCTCGCCGGAAATAGAATCTTTAATGCTGTCATTGGCCGGATTGTTGTTATCAGGGCTAAATCAGACGGATTCGTGATCTATTGCACCAGGAGAATTGTTGGAGTCAGGTATATCACCACAGGAACACTTCTGTGGGATGCTGATGCAATTACTGATGACATTGGTATTGCCTATCCCAAACAGAGCACAACTGGAATAACCGATAGTGACCAGTATTTCTATGGTGGTGGCGCTCTTTATGCTATTGGTCAGTACAATCAGGTTTCTAAATCCACCCAGCTGGTTCCTGTTTTTCCTGAAGTTGTTGATTTCCTACGGGAAACCCGTGATCCTGTTTTCTTGGAATTCTTTGGCGGCCGATATCTTTATCTTTATTTGATCGATAATCGTTATATTGACGGAATGGTGCATTTCGAGGAGCATACAGTTCCTACTTTAAGCCTTGAAGTTCTTCCTGGCTGGGATGGAACTCTTGCAGATATGCCTCTTAGTTTAACGCAAATTGAGTTGGTCCAGGCTCTTTATCAGGTTTTTAATGGAAACACACCAGAGCAGCAGACTACTAAACCTCCTGGCGGTATAAAACCTATTTGGTCAATCTCCACCACTAGGTATGATGCGAATTTCTTGGGGATTTTTGCTGCGAATTATGGGGCATGGGGGTCTGGGCAACTCAGTAAAAATAATGCAATGGAGTATATGTTTGATGGGATAGCGAATGGTGATGAGTTTATAGCCAAGGCTGTAATAGAAGCTGCTATTGATAATAACACTAAATCTTATTCAGATACAGGATTCTATCCAACAAGAGCCTCAGCTGGTGCAAGAGCCGTAAAGACAGTTTCTGAAATGCATAATGTAATACAATCCCAATGGTATGAATTAAATGAAAGAATCAAGGGAATAGTTTACAACTTAACAAACTATTCTATCCAAACTTCGGAAAGTGATAATAGTATAGCTGGTGGGTATTATTATGTAGGGGATTATAACAGCCTGATTGCCAGTCCTCCGGATCTCCCAGATGCTTCTTTAATAAACTGGACAACTGGGAAAGGCCCTGTCTCTATTTATACTCGTCCTGGTAGGGTCACTGTTAGAAAGCATTTGACAGAGGGATACCAGATACGGAAATATCAATCCTATGTTAGTAATCTGGCAGGAGGCATGAACTATTCCGGGTCTTCAGATCCTGCCACATTTCAATTCTTTATAACAGCTGGATTCAGCTGTTCTATTCCTTTCTCAGTTAATCCCTACATCTATAGTTATGGTATTGATCTAAGCTTTGCTGGACTCCTAGCTGCCTATGCTGATGCTTCTTATAGGATGCGACAAAATCATACTTTTTTAGCGGCGAGTATCACTGGCTTTCCCTCAACCATGAATGTATATTTAACAGAAGGGAAGGTCCTAGCTGGAAAAAATCTTGTATTACATACAGTACACCTAGAGCACACAGATCCAGCGGAGTTTGCTAAGTATGGAAAGTTCTTATATCAGAGGAATGCAAAAGTTTTTAGTTATAATACAAGTACAAAAGTAGCTGCTCCAGTAGATGCATATATACGGCACACCTATATATGTGACTTCTACACAACAATCTATAATAATTGCTTGAACACACATGTAGATACTATATTTACTATAACCCATTGGGCGGATGTTTCGGATGTTTTTCTTGCAGCTACTGGAGTCTATGCCGGGGGTCCAGAATCGGGGGAATACTGTAATAAAGAAGGAATGGTTTCTTTCACAAATCCAAGTGTTGGAGCCGGAGTAAATAGATATGATACAGGTCTTCCATTCCCACTTTCATATCTTGATCCTTATCTTGATTATCCCTCCTACTCCATCGAATTTCCAGCACTTTCCACGATCTCTTATCCTCCCTACACACTTGATCTTCCTGGCGCAACATTCAATCTTCAGGATGGATCTATTGGTCCGATCTACCCCACCTATGTAGGGGCTTTAGTCTATGATCTGGCTCTTAAGAAATGGGGCAAATTTAAGGGTCAGTTTAAGCAGCTCATTGAGTATTCTCCTGTTAACAAAGTTGATGAAGGAATTATCACATATGACAACTTCGGAATGGATGTTGGTGTTCTTGATACTTCAGGGTATCTCAGGCTGTTCGATCTTAATCCATCTGATTCGCTTGCTAAATGGGGTAAGATAGGATATTATCGTGCAGGATTCACCAGGGCTTCTGAAGTAATTATCCACTTCCGACTCCCATCTACTTGCACAATCAAGTTGGAACATAGTATAGATGGGCGCGCTATCAATTCTGACTTGACAAAAGAAACAACTGTAACATCCGCACTTTCTGCCAGATTTGGGCTTGATGTAGTTGGAGTTTGGTTTAATATTGTTCTGGCAGGGCAGTTTGATGTGCAGTACATTGAATTTAGAGCTTTTCCACAAGGCATTCGTTAAATAAAGGAGAAAGAAAATGGCAGCTACTTGGACCAATGCAACAGCTACTGGACAACCGCAAGGACAAACAACTACTTTTGGCCCCGATTCTCAAGTTGGAACCTCTACAACTCAAGGAACAACTAATCAAGCGTCAGCTGGGAATCAATCTGGATGGGAAATTGGGAATCAAACTACTACTACCCTCGATCCAAACTCTATGAAAACCCTACAGGAATTCATTGCTCAGCTTATGAGTGGTGGAACTGCTAATCAAAAGGGAGAGATACAAAAACGGGATGCAATGACTCAATTCGTGACAAACTTATTGGGTCTTGTTTCTCCGCAGCAGGCAAATGCAGATGCTCAGGGTCTTATGAGTTTGAATCTTCAACAGTCCATGGAAAAACAAATGCCAGCCCTTCAGAAAGCAATTGAGGGTGCCGGTACTTCTGCTAGTTCTATGCAGGCTTTACTTGCAAATAGGATTGCTCAGGATGCAGCTCTTAATGCCTCAGCTCTTGGTGGAGAGCAGCAGAAAGCTTATGCACAGAGCAGGGCACAATTAGCATCCTTACTTGAAGCTTTTACCCGTCCGCAGAATACAGTAGAGAATACTCTTATTCAGGCTCTCAATGCATTAAAGGGAGCAGTTACCACTACGAATAGCACCAGGTTCAGTAATCAGAATTCTTCCCAGAATACCACCGGTCGACAGAATCAGACCACAAATAGCCAACAGGTTGCACAAAAGGGCGCAATTAATCCTGTTGATGAAACTCTTAAGCAAGTAGCAGTTCCTGAAAGATATAGAGTATATGGAGACGGCGGTGAGGTTATCCAATATAATCCAGTGAACACGGCAGGAATTGATAATGGGATTGTGATCAAGAATACTACAAACAGTAACTCATCCAGTAATGTGGATCCATCTATGTATTTAGCGGGTAGCTCAGATTCTAATAAGTATGTAAGCAATAATAGTGGCACCGATTACTCTAGCTATTCTTCTGCTGATGCAGTTCGGCAAGCTGCTTACAATAATATTGATGCAGCCGCTACCACTGACGAGTACTATTACGATTAAAGAGGAAAATCAAAATGCCGATTACAATTACGAATGAAAGTATCTACGGAAAGCCTCAACCCGCAGAACCCGCCAGGATTCAAGTCTCCCAGCCCCAGCCAGAAGTTGATCCATTTCTCCCAGCTATTGAAGCTGTTCAGAAAGCAGGAGATTCCCTGACCAAAGAAAAGGCTCTACTTGATCTCACGAATCAGTATGGGGAATTCGAGTCTCAGAAAATGAAGCAGTTCCATGATATGGCTTA